CGCCCCGCCGACCTAGATGCGACTCGCGCCTCGGCGAGGTCCGTCTCAGGGACGGGCGCCTCGCCCCGCCGACCTAGATGCGACTCGCGCCTCGGCGAGGTCCGTCTCAGGGACGGGCGCCTCGCCCCGCCGACCTAGATGCGACTCGCGCCTCGGCGAGGTCCGTCTCAGGGACGGGCGCCTCGCCCTGCCGGCGATACCTTCAGTTATCCTTTAGTAGCCTGGTGTTTCTCACCGGGCGCCTCGCCGCGCGGGCTCGGTCGAAGAAAGTAGTTGACTTCTTCGGGAGGGTCGCAGAAGGTGAGGGGATGACGAACCTAGTAATTCAGACCCGCCTGGTGCAGACCCGCTCCGGGCACTTCTTCGAGGCCCGTCTTGTCCCCGAGGGCGCGGACGCTACGGAGGATGCAGGGGAGGTAGTGGCGTACCGACGCACCTCGGCCGAGGCAGAGGATGCCGCCCGCGTAGAGCGGACTCGCCGCGAGGCTGCGGCGTTAATCATCGAACGCAACCTGGCGCTTCTCTCCCTGGAGCCGCCGCCCGTCGCGGAGCGACGCCCCGTGGGGATCTTCCGCGCCCGACGCCCTGCGCTCTAGGCTCTAGGCTAGAGAAATAGGTGGCCTGCGCCGTCACCTGCCAGTAGGATAGGGGGATGCCCTCCCGCGTACCCAAGCGCCGCATCCGCCCTCAGGCAGGTACTGAGAGGGATTGGACGATCGCGCAGTGGCACTCCCCTCCGCGACGAACAGAGCAGGAGCCGCAGGTGATCGCGGCAGGGTGCCGATATCTCTACGAGGAGGAGGCCCTCGCGATTCAGCGAAGCTTCCGGGCACAGCTAGAGGCCGCGCAGATCGGGCACGACCGCTCTCTAGAGCGGCGACTAGAGAGCCAGCGCAGGCGACATCGTACCGCCATCCGCCGACTGCAGGAGAAGCTGAGCGCGGCGAGGCTGTCGCGAGCGTCGGCCCAGGGCGGGTTGACGATGATGAGGAGGAGAGTCCAGGTCATGACCGCGTCCGAGCCGTTCTCCCGAGCCACTATCCTGACGGTCGCCGATCATATCGCATCCGGTCTATCCTTCAGAGGCGCCTGCCGTCTGGCGCATCTGTCGATCACCGTGGCGGATAAGGCACTAACGCTGCATCGCGCCGGCAAGGCCGTAGGGCGACAGGCTGAGTTTGCCGCCGCCGTAGAGGAAGCGCTCGGCAAGAACGAGGCGCTCTGGGTGGACTCCATCCGAGATGCCGTCTCCGACAAGATCGTCGATCTATCCCCCGGACAATCGTTACGCCGAGGGGATGCGAAGGTGGCGATGGGGATGCTGTCTCGACAGCACGCGGAGACCTACGGGGACCGCCTAGCGCTGACCGCATCCCGTGCCCCGGAGGAGGACCTCGATTTGTCATCCCTCAGCGATGAGGAGCTAGGGCTATTGCAGGCCGCCGAGTCCATCCGAGAACGCCTATCGAGAGGAGCCGCCCCGGTAGCTGCCCTAGTCGCCGATCTCGCCGAGCCCGAGCCCGAGCCGGAAGACGCCGAAGTCGACGACTAAACCCCTCCCGAGGGCGAGGACGAGAGAAGAGATGGCATCTCCCGCGACCGACAGAGAGATAGTACGCCGGCACGGCCTTCGGGGCTTCGTAGAGGCTGCCTGGCCCCAGATCGAGGCATGCGACCTGATCCTGGAGCCGCACATCCCCCTTATTTGCGCTCACCTCGAGGCAGCCCACCGAGGGGAGATCCGCGATCTAGTAATCGCCGTGCCCCCCGGGACGTCGAAATCAGTAGTGACATCGATCTTGTGGCCTGCGTGGGGGTGGACGATAGATCCGACCCGGAAGTGGATGCACACCTCCTACGCGGAGGATCTATCGCTCTCGTTCGCCCGACGAACGTTGGAGCTGATCTCCGGGGAATGGTACCGCGCCCGATGGCCCAACTTCGGAGTCAAGGGGGGCGGGCGAGCATCCGCAGGAGATTTTTGGCTGACCTCCGGAGGCCGAAGATTCTCTACGATGCTACGAGGTGTGGCCACCGGAGTCCACGCCCACATCCTTGTGTGCGACGACCCCCACAAGCCCTCGGACCTATCCCTAGGGGGAGAGTCGGCCAAGGCGGCGCTCAGCAAAGACTGGGCCAAGTGGACCGGCACCTTCTCGTCTCGGCACGCGGACGCGGCCACCTTCACGCGGGTAGTGATCGCCCAGCGACTCCACGAGGATGACGTATCGGGGAGGATGCTCCAATCGCCTCGGACCGTCTCCGTCACCCTCCCGATGGAGTACGTCCCGGAGAGGCGATGCGAGACGAGATGGGGATCGGACTGGCGGTCCTCCCGAGGGGAGCTCCTCGCCCCACGGAGGTTTCCCCCGGAAGTGATCGCGGCGAAGAAAGACCCCGTGACAGGGATGTCGCGCTCGGACTACGCGTCCCAGATGCAGCAATCCCCCTCGCCTGACGAGGGAGGATTATTTTTGCGCGAGTGGTTCGGCCGGAGATGGTCGGTATTGCCCCCGGAATTGACCGACTGGGCGATGTTCGTAGACGCCACTTTCAAGGCCTCGAAGGACTCGGATTATGTAGCCATCGGCGTGTGGGCGCGGGTTAAATCCCAGCCGTATCTCGTAGACATCACCAACGCCCGATTGACGTTCAGCGAGACGCTCGCCGAGATCTTGCGGCTAAAGCAGACCTGGCCCCAGATCCGGATGGTCGGGATCGAAGACAAAGCGAACGGCTCCGCTATCATCGACGTGCTATCGGCCTCGGTGCCTGGCGTCGTGCCCCTGACGCCCCGGGGCTCGAAGCACGCCCGCGCCTCCGCCTGCACTCCCATGCTCCGAGGCCTCCCAGGGGTGGTATTCCCCCAACACCACCCCGAAATAGGCGCCCTAATCGATCAAGCCTCCAACTTCCCGGCCGGATCCCACGACGATCTGGTCGATATGCTCTCCTACGCGCTGGATTATTACGCGACCCTCAGCTCCCGAGGGTCGTTCCTGGAGCGCATGAGAGGGGTAGAGCTAGACTGATAGGATGGATGCATCGATCTCTAGGTGGGTGACCGAAAAAGCAGCGTCCCTGCGAATCACCGACGCGTTGGTCAACATCATGACCGGGCTCGGGACATCCCGAGACAAGACGGCATACTCCGCCTACTCTGACTTCACGCCGCTTACCCCGGCCGAGCTCGACACCCTATTCGCCTCCTCCGCACTCGCGCGCAAGGCGGTCATGCTGCTGGTGGACGACGCCCTGCGCAAGGGCTTCCGGGTGGTGCGGGAGGGGGCAGAGCCGGGCGAGTATCGCCAGGAGGCAGCCGAGATCGAAGAGCGACTGAAGGCCCTAGGGCTCCGGGGCGCCCTGACGGACGCGGCCTGGAAGGGTCGGCTATTTGGGGCTGCGGGCATCGTCCTAGGCGTCCGGGGCGCAGGCCCCCTGACCTCCGAGCTCGACCCCACAAAGGTGACCGCCATCGAGTTCGTGCGCGCGGACGACAGGCAGAATTTCACGCCCGCTAAGTACGGACCGGACGGATCCGTGACGGTCTGGAACTGGACTCGCACCTCCGTCCGCGGAGGACATCTGGCGATACCTACCGTCCAGATCCACGACTCCCGAATCCTCTGGCTATACGGCGCGGCCACTACCGACCGAGGGATGCGAACCAACGGCGGATGGAGCCACTCCGTACTAGATCCCCTCAAGGAGACGCTGATCGCGTACGACTCCTTCTGGTCATCGATCGACTCGCAGGTAGTCGATGCCTCCCAGGCAGTCTTTCATCTGTCGGGATTCATTGACGCCCTCGCATCGAACTCTGGAGAGACAGGGGACGCGCTACGCAAGCGCCTAGCCCTCATGGATATATCGCGCTCGTCGGCCAAGGCCCTGGTACTCGACGCCGGCGACGCGACGGGCGCAGGCAGAGAGGACTTCCAGGTCATCGAGAGAGGGAGCCTGGCGGCGATGGATAAGCTGGTATCTACGTACCTAAATCGATTCGCTGCCGCCGCAGGATACCCCGTCTCCGTGCTGTTCGGGCAGGCGGCGGCAGGCACTAACGCAACCGGCGAATCCGATCTGATCCTGCACTTCCAGGCCGTGGACATCTACCGAGAGAGCGCGCTGTCCGCACCTGCGGAGAAGATGGTCCGGCTAGTGGCGCAGGAGCTGGGGATCGCCGATCCCGAGGAGTGGTGCATCGAGTGGCCGGAGCTGTGGACGCCGAAGCCCCTCGATGTTGCCTCCGCAGAGAAAATGCGAGTCGATGCGGCCATCGGGCTCGTCTCGTCGGGAGTAGCGCTCGCCGAAGAGATCGCCCTCTCCCTCGGGCGCATCGCGCCTTCCCTGGGGTTGGTCCTGGATGCGGAATCCAGGCTGAAGGCTCTGGAAGGAGGCCTGGCGGAGGTAGAGGAGCGGACTCTCGAAGCGGACCCGGAGACCCCGACCGCCTCCGGGGTCAGCTCGGGAAGATCCGTCCGCGCCCAGGTCAACCCCGCGGCGGCTAAAAACTCGCCGAAGTAATTTCCGTTGACTTCAGGCGGCCGGCACGAGAGGATGAGGCATGGACGACCTTCAACAGATCCTTGAGATTCGAGCACACAACGCCCTGTTGCGGAGGCAATGGGAGCGCAACCAAGAGGCCTTCCGGGCGAAGGCGCAGGCCATCGTCATCGGTAAGATGATCTTCCTTATCGCCTCCGCGCTGCTATTGATCTCCGCGGCTGAGTTCTGCGGGCCCTCCGCCGCCCACGCTGATTCCCGCACCCGCACCCGCAAGGATTCCGGTGGCGCCACGCACAAGATTTCTTCGGACGGGTGCCGGGAGGTATGCAGGAAGGACTCGGGAGGCACGGTGAGATGCATAACCACCTGCCCTCGGTCCAAGGGCGGTTGCTCGTGACTATCCAAGAGGAGATCCAGGAAGCCTGGGACTCGGGGTCGGTATTCTACATCACCTTCGATCCTCAGACTCCGGGCGTAGACATCCCCGAATGGCTACTCGATCGCCCGGAGGTCACGTTCGCCTACTCCACCCGACTTCACCCCCCGATCACATCCTTCTGCGCCTCTCACGGGGATGTCTCCGCGGTACTCAGCTTCGATGGCGCGCCGCACCTGTGCGTCGTCCCCTACGACGCCTTCCGCTACCCGACAAGCGACAACGTCGTTAGCCTGGCTGAGTGGCGAGCGCAGAGAGGTAGATAGGGATGGCCGCCCGCAAGGATACCGCCGCCAAGGCGGGAGGGCTACGCGCGCTGACAGCCCGCAGGGTGGCCGCTGCGCGCGTAGCCTCGCGCGTCCCTGCGGCCCCCGAGGAGGCAGAGAATCGCCTGCGGCTGCTCGCTGCGCGCCTGTCTGCGGTCATCGACAAGGATCTCCAGAGACTAGTGCTGGCGCAGCTCCCGGCCCTTCCTGGGCCGTCTGCATACGGCACGATACAGCGAGGGCTAGAGGAGGCAGAGCGGCGGGCGTTGGCCGCTCTGGAGCGCGCGGCACCTACCGTCCGCGGCGCCGTCAGCAAGGCCCTAGCGCTAGCTAAGCGCGAGTACACGAGGCTCGCGGGGAAGCCTCCACGCGCCCTGGACCGCGGAGTAGGAGACCTCGCCGTGTCGACGATCACGGACGATCTCCGGAGAGCTATTCGCGACCAGTTCGCGGATCTCCGAGCTACAGCCCACGCAGCGCTCAGCTCCCAGCAGGATCCGCAGAAAGCCCTGACCCAGCGACTATTCGTCGTGCCCAATCGAGGCAATGCCATCGCTCGCACCCAGGTCTACGCGCTCTATAACGCAGCCGTAGATGCGAGCGGGGAGGGCGAGTGGGCGATATGGGTGACGCGAGCGGACGAGCGCGTACGGCCGGAGCACGCCCGCAGGCACCTCAAACGCTTTCGGGTCGCAGAGGGGCTAGGAGGGATCTGGCCGGGCCAAGAAATCAACTGCAGGTGCCAGTCGGTCCCGGAGGAGTTCATCCGGCCCGCAGCGAAAGGCAGGAAATCGAGATGAAAGACGCTGAATATCAGCCCGCTACCTTCACCGGATCCTCGCGCGCTGGCGTATCCGAGGCCCGGAGGGTGAAGTGCTCCGTGCACCCCGAGAGTCATGGCGTCCATCCTGAGGATGAGGCATGCCCATACTGCCCTGGATACGGAGAGAGCCGACCTGCGGCGCCTCGATAGCTGCCCCTGACAGCACAGGCTACCATAGAGGATGCGGCTTTTTCTGGATCGTCCTAGCGCACTGGGCAAGATGGAGCGGACCCCCGTAGGAGGGGCGCGTATCCCGGCCATCCTCGCCCGCGTAGGTGTCATGGAGTATCTCCAGGACGGACGAACGATTCGCCAGTACAACCCCCCGGAGGTGCTCGCCGCTGCCGCGGCGTCAGCGGCGGATTGCCCCGTCACTCTGCACCACCCCCGCGAGCGCGCCGTCGATTCCGCCAACTACGCGCGGGAGAGCCGAGGGCACGTATCCGGCGCACCGACCCCATCCTTCGACCCGACCACCGGACTACTGAGCGGCGTGCTGGTGATCCAGTCCCCTGACCTCATCGCAGCCATAGAGACTGGCGCGACTCGACAGGTGTCCATGGGATATTCCGCGGACATCGACGAGACCCCCGGAATCACCCCGGACGGGCAGGAATATGACTGGGTCCGGACGCGGATCGTCTGGAATCACGCCGCAGTCGTACCAGAGGGACGGGCGGGGGTGGCGAGACTACTGCTGGATTCAGAGGGCGCGTCCCTACTATCCGACGACGACGAGGAGATACATATGCCCTTCAAGCTGGACGGGATCGAGATCACGCAAGATGCAGCTCAAGCGCTCGTAGATGCGCTCCGCGCAGAGCTAGAGTCAGCCCGCGCCAAGAGCTCCGCGGAGGCCCTATCGGTGCTAGTGGATGCCGCAGTGGCGACGCGAGAGCGAGAGGCCGCAGAGGCCGCAGAGGCCGACAGGAAGGCCGCGGAATCGTCCGCGCGCCGAGACCGAGCAGCCAAGGCGTACCCCTCGCTAGCGCTCGACGGCAAGTCCGACGACTATGTGTCGGCGCTGATCGATCGACTGGACGCGGACACGGACGGGATTGCGGCGCTGCGTGGCGGGGTAGTCGAAGTGGACTCCGAGGCGGCGCCCAAGAAGCCCGGGAAGTCTCAGCGCGCTGCGTTCCTGGATGCGCAGCGCGCACTCTGGAAGCGGCCCATCTCGGATGGCTGATAGGGATATGCGCTAGACTTAGTTCAGTTCCAGTTAGTACCGGGGGCGCGGAGACGCGCCGGCTAAAAGCGGATACCCGGAGGCCCACGAGGGCCGGAAAGATCGAAGAAAATGCCCATTAATCCAGTCCAGCTCTCGTACTCGCAGAACCCGCAAGAGGCCTTCGTCGGATCTCTGGCAGAGGGCTTCGTGGGCCATCAGGCCCATGCGCGCTTCGCCCGAGGGATGATCAAGTCGGGTTACGGCGTCTTTCGCAGCTCGGGCTCGAATGTCCTGGACTTCGAGCCCGGCGAGGCCTGGAATACGCCGGTGCCTGGTGCTGCCGCTGCGGTTAGCGCTATCCACGCAGGAGCTTCGTCTGCGTCTATCCAGACGATCACCTCGTTCGGCGGCACGTTCGGCAGTGTGGACATCCAGCCGCCGCGCCAGGTGACGATCACGTTCGACGGCTCCACCGACTGGGATCCCACCTCGGGCTCAATCACGTACGTGGACTCGGAGGGCGCGGTGCGCACCCAGACCCTCGCAGTGGCGACGAGCGCCGCTCTCACGACCACCTTCGCCGCGAAGCGCGTGGTCAGCATCACGCTCCCTGCCCAGACCGGAGCTGGCGGCACGTTCACGGTCGGCACGGTCGCGCTCGCCGCGCTCACGGCAGCAGAGTTCGACGGCGTCGCTATCCGACAGCTCTTCAAGCGCACGATCTCCTCCGGCTCTCTCTACGGCCTGCCCGGGATGCTCGGGGTGACTGGCACGGCCGACTACGTGGACGGAGACTCGGTCCCGGTCCTCACGACCGGAGGAGTCTGGGTGTATTCCGAGGCGGGGGTCCAGGACGGCAGCTCCGTGTACGTCCGCACCGCCGCCAACGGCGGCCTCGCTCAGCTCGGAGCCTTCGCCCCGGCCGCAGGCACAGGACTCACCCTAGTCCCCGGCGCGCGGTTCGTCCGCAACTCCTCGGGTGCCGGAGCTGCCTGGGCGCGCTTCAACGGCGGCTGATCGATAATTCCGCACCACCACCTCGCGCGCGGACCCTCGCCCGGTGACGCAGCCGCTCACCGCGCGAGGGGCGATCACCTCGTCGATCTGGAAGCCCTGGTAAAGGTCGCGGATAAAGGGCACATCGCTGTTCGACAGCATGAGCTTCGCACCCCGCCTATCGAGGGCACAGAACACGTCGTGCAGGCGCTGCTGGTCTGCCTGCGCGAACCCGCCCTGGGTGTATGCCGTGAAGTTCGCCGTGCGAGACACGGGCTCATAGGGCGGGTCGAAGTAGATGAAGTCGCCTGGGCGCGCTTCGAGGCGCAATGATTCGAAGGACATATGCCGGATGTCCACCAGCCGCAAGGCAGCGCTGGCCGAGAAGAGGGTGACTGCGTCGGCGATGTTGGGCCTGACATAGCGCCCCATGGGCACGTTGAAATGGCCCTGGCGATTCACGCGGTAAAGCCCGTTGAAACCTGTTTTGTTCAGGTAAATGAAGTGCGCCGCCCGCTCTGCACTAGTCTCAGGGGCCAGCGACTCGAAGTACGCGCGCAGATCGGGGTCGTCTACTCCTGGGTTAGTGAGGACTTCTCCGCCCGGCAGCGAACGCGAGTTGAATCTCTCGCGCACGGAGTAGTAGCACTCTCGGCTGTGCTCGCGGGAAAGATGCACGAGATGATGGAACACGCGCTCCGGCTCGTCGCGGACGGCTATATACGTCCGGATCAAATCCTCGTTGATGTCGGCGAGCAGCGCGTGCCTCACTGAGCGCGAGAAAAACAGCGCGCCGCCCCCCACGAACGGCTCGACGTGGCGCATGCGCTCGACCCCCTCCGGCAGCAGCGCACTAAGGGTCGGCAGCAGCCTCCGCTTGCCCCCCACCCACTTGAGAAAGGGTCGGCTGCTCACGAGCCCCTCCGCAGCACGGACATGATCTCCATCCACGTGGCGTAGGACGCCAACGCGTCGGGCATGGCGCGATGGTCGGACGCCTCGGCGCGCCGGAACGGGATCCCCACGCACCTCATCGTGTGGATGAGGCTAGAGACGTCGATGTGCTGGTGGTGTAGATGCTTGTCGATCGCTGCGTACTGCATCGACAGGAATCGTCGGTCAAAGTGCACGGAGTTCCCCACGAGCCTGGGCGCAGTCGGACCTACCTCCCGGAGCCAGAGGTACAGACGCGAGTACACCGCAGGCCATGAATAATCGACACCGGACGCATATGCGGCGGCGCACTCCGCCAGCAGTCCGTTGCGGGTATGCATATCCTGGACGATCGGCTCCGAGCACAGCCAATCGCCCGCCGCAGCCACCACAGACTCGAATCTATCGAGGATCGAGAAGTCCGCTGAGACAGCGATAGCCGCTACCTCCAGGACCCTGTCCGTGGCGTAGTCTAGGCCGGTGGTCTCGATGTCCAGTACGATATATTTGGCACCTAGGGACATGGATCTACTCTCCTCTATGAGCACAGCGGCGGAAGCACCGGCGGTGACGATATCCGCCCCGGGCTTTTGGAGTCAAGCGCTACCTGCAGGGGGCCATTTAGCTCCGTCGGGGCAGGTGCGCTACTCTCATAGCAGTGGATTTTCGGGGCGGTTGCCCCTACGGAGCACCAAGATGACGGACGAGATCCAACCCCGAGAGATTACCAGCATCGTCGACGTGGAGGACCACGTAGTGGCCGCGGCCCGCAGCGCGCGCATCACCGACGCCAACGAGACGATGGTGCTAGCCCGCCAGCTGGAGATCGTCAAGGCCGCCGTCCTGCAAAAAAAGTACCAAGGACTGATCGGCCGGTCGCTCGTCCCTGCTAGCCCCGACGGAGACAACGCGTCTGAGTTCGTGGTCGTACGTACGTATGACGAATACACCCTCGCCAAAGTGGTCACGAACTACGCCACCGACTTCCCGCTCGTTTCGAGCGCGATGTCTGAGAGTTTCGCTAAGTATTTCTCGGTCGGTAACGCCTTCGCGTATTCCATCCAAGATCTACGCCAGGCCGCGAAGTCCGGCGTCAACGTCCCTGCGCGACAGGCCGAGACGGCCCGCCGAGGTGTCGAGCAGACCATCGACGACATCATCTTCCGCGGCGTGCCCGGCAACGGCACCTACGGGTTGATGAATCAGCCGAACGTCCCTCTTGTGAACCTGGCCACCGGAAACTGGGCAAGCGCCTCCGGTGAACTTATCCTGGCTGATCTGCATGCCCTCGCCCAGAGCGTGGTGGATGCCACTGCCACCGTGTTCGCCCCCGACACGATCGTAATGGATTCGGTGTCTTACGGGATCCTGACCGGCAAGTACGTCGGGTTGCAGATGGAGAACGTGCTCGCGAAGTTCCTTCGTGACTCGCCGTACATCCGTAACGTGGTGTCGAGCACGAAACTGAACACCCTCGACTCCGCGGGTACCGGTCCTCGGATGATCTGCTACCTGCGCGATCCCGAGGTGCTCCAGCTGGAGATGGGCCAGGAGTTCGAAATGTTTCCGGGCGAAGCGCGCGCCATGACGGTGGTGACCGCATGTCACGCCCGTCTGGCTGGCGTGTCGTGCTACCACCCCATGGCCATGGCCTACGTCGAGAATCACCGCTGACCTTCGCCTCGTGAGTAGGCCCCTCACGAGGTTTTTCTGTGGCGTCTTCTTCCCCTGCAGCTAGGCTCTAGGCATGGCCGAATCTGTAGTAGATGTGACGAACCACACCCGGACTGTGATCGCGCTCCCAGGCATCCCTGGCGTATCCGCTCACGGAGCCACCCTCCGGCTGATCCCGGGCCTAAACCGGGTCCCTAGAGCGTATCTAGAGGCCCTGGCCGGGTATAGCGTACCCACCGTGGACGCTTCCGGCAAGCCCGCGATGGTCGAGGTCAAGGATGACAAGGGTAAGGTGACCTCTGCCCCTGCGCTCAGGTACCCAGGGCGAGAGATGCTAGCCCGCCTGACTGCCGTCCGAGTGCCGCTGGATCTGGCCGCAGGCAAGCGGATGGGGTACCAACTCGAGATCCACGCGCCGGGGGAGATCGACCCGGCACGTCCGCTGGGTCCGGTCGCCCCGGTGGACCTGCCGTCCAGCGAGGAACATGCGCTAGTGCTGGTGCGCGTCACCTCTGACCGCGAGGCGCTGGAGAGATGGTCTCGCTGTGACTCGCGACCGTCGGTGAAATCGGCCGCCCTCGCAAAGATGGAGAGTCTGACATGACACCGGTGGCGCTGCGAGAGGTCTGGATCTGCGAAGAATGCGGCGAGATCCACGCCGGAGTGAACCCTCCGGACGTGTGCGGGGCGGAGATCGGGGCGGAGATCGGGGCGGAGGCCGGAGAGGCGCCGCGCTGCGGCGGCGTCCTCTTCGAGAACGGCCTGGACGTGGCCAGCGAGGGCCGGGTATTCGCCACCACGCTACACTAGAGGGATGGCGGCACCTACTCCGGATCTCTCGTATTTTCTGGCCCGATACCCCGAGTTCGGGGCAGCTGCCACTGATTTCCCCGCACTCGTCTCCACAGCTCTGGCTGAGGCCGCAGCGGAGACGAGTGATTGGGCATTCCCGACCGCCGTCGCGCAGCGAGATTATGCGATGTTGAAGGCCGCGGTACTGCTGTACCACAGCCCCTACGCGAGAGAGATGCGGCTAGACGGCGAGGGCGTTAAAAAAATCCAGGGGCTAGAGCGCCTATTGCAGGCCCGAGGTCGCTCGTCGACGATGGGGCTGCGAGTCTTCTGATGCCGTCAGTGAAGATGAAAGCGGCGATCACCGATAAAGATCGAGGGTTCTCTCGCCGCGCGACGGACCTAGCCGGCCTAGTCGAGATCGACGTAGGGGTGTTCGGGGCGCAGGCTGCCGCCCATCACTCAGACTCGGGGCTCACGGTGGGAGAGATCGCGACGATGCTGGAGCTAGGCCTAGGGGGCCAAGTCCAGCGATCATTCGTGCGGGCCTGGATGGATCTGCACGAGGATCAGATGCGCGCAGAGGCGGCTGCCATGATCCAGCTAGTCGCGCGCGGATTCTCTCGGAAGAAAGCCGCCACTGAGCTAGGGGAGAGGTGGGCGGAGGGGATCAGGGAGTTCATCCTCGCGGGCCAAGTCACGCCGCGCAACGCGGCGGCCACCATCGCCCGCAAGGGTCACGATATACCTGCCCTAGGCCTGACAGGGGCGGTCGTAGAGGCGGTCACATTCCGCATTAAGTTGCCTCAGCGGACCACCCTCAAGGCGGGATCTATCCAATCCGCGGCCGCCTCTCGGCTCACCGAAGAGCTGCGCGTGAACTATTCGGACGAGCACGGCGGGTACTCACGGGAGTGAGCTATCCTATTGTATGTCGACTCCCCCCGCCCCGACAGACGCGTACGTCTTCGCGACTAGATGGTCCTCCGCTGTGAGGGCGGCGGGGGCGGCGTGACCGACTACGCTATTCCCCTCGAAGCCATACGCGTAGCTATCGCGGTGGCACTGCGCGCCCCTGACCGCATCTCGGTTGCGGGCACGCCCCTGCGTACCGTAGAGTGGGCTGGGCGTAGGACCGCATCTCGCTCTACTCGACTCTCCGGGGCGACGGTGGATCTGCGCGTGCAATCCCTGGCATCCGTGGGGAGAGACGAGATCCGGTACGACGCGGGGACTCCGGTAGTCACCGGCAATCGGAGCGCCCGCATCACCCTGAAGGTCAGCTCCGAGTCGCAGGAGCCAGGGCGTCAGTCCTCCTCCATCGCGGACGCTATCCGTACGCGCATCTCTGCCCCTGCCCCCCGAGCCGCGATGGTGTCCGGTGGCGTCGGGTACTCCCACTCCGGTCCGGCGGTATCCATGGACCGGGTAGACGCGGACGGGAGAGTCGTCTCCGAGACCGTCATGGAGATGGGGTTCAACCTCGCGGTATACGATCGAGAGGATGCGCCGGGATACGACGGGTGGATCTCTACCGTAGACATCACCGGGACGCTGGGGGCAGATCCGGGCGGGCGATCGGTTCCGGTGTTCGTCGAGGACGGGACTTTGCCTCTACTGCGCACCGCGACCGGAGGGTACGTACTTACCTTGGCGGGGGAGTACATCTACCTGCCTGGGATATCTCCATCCCCGACGGGACTGATCGACGCGTCAGGGGCTCTGCTGACAGATGACCTCTTGGGCTCCATACTAGAGGGATAGTGCCCAAACACTCGCAGCAGCTCCCGGCTAACGGCATCCACCCTCATCACCGATGGTCCGTCCCGGACGCAGCGGCCCGAGCCCTATTATCCCCGTCATCTACCATCCCCCTAGTGGTGGGTGGGGTGTG